ATCGGCTGTTGAGATAGTAGATAGTGTAGTTGATCTAGAGTAATCATCCCATCTAAATTCAAGTTGAGGTGGGTATATTGTATTTGTATCTACTGAGAAGTATTTTAATTCAATATTATTTAAAGGTTGGTTTAAGAATTCTGTAGCTGTGGATTGTTTTACGATAAATCCTTCATTAGGTATAGAGGAACTATACCAATTCAAAACCGTGTTAGTTACATCAGTAGTTATATCTGTATTAGTTCTGTATTCAAAAGAAGCTGTTTGTGTAATGTCTAATCCTAGACTTGAACCAGTAAACCAGGTTCCTCCTCCGGGTATTGAAGCTGGAAAGGATGCTGTTACATAGGTTCCAAAGCTTGATGTTGCCCATGTTCCTGATCCTGAAGTTGTTGCGTAGGTCCACCCTACACCGTTAGTTGTTTCCGGACTGTCTAAATATTTACCTGTTCCGTTTGACCATGATCCAGATACTGGGTAGATTTAAATTTACCTGTCGATTTAATCCTAACGTTTTAGCGTTAAACAATCTTAAGTATGTTTTAAACGATGCAGATCCTACTATACTATTTAGAGTTTCATTGATTTGAGAATTATTAAATTTAACTAAAAATCTACTAGCTTGATAGTTTCCTGCGGTATCCTCGTAAGAATTAACTTCTAAGATTTCATCGATACCGGTATTCATTACCGGATACTCGCTATATAGGGTAGCGTCTTTTTCAGGGAAAAGTTTGTAAACAGCCATTTGTTATAAATATGAATTAAAGAGAAACTACTCTTCCTTTAATGTCTAAAGCTGGGTATTTAACTTCAAAGATCATCGGATCGGCAGAAGGATAGACTACGTTATCGACTGTTGCTCCTTGAACATCATAAGCGTAGTTGGAGTATCCTAAAGATTCACCAGTTAGATTTTTAATAATGACATTCTTAACTGTTCTTACCCCATCTACTTTATCTAAAAGAATATTGATATCTTTAAGGAGTATTGGTTCGTTAATTTGCCAATTATCAGTTGCAAAATAGTTTTGTAATTCTGTTATAGCTGCTAGAAGAACCTCATTATTGTTGTAATTTGGATCTACTGTAACTTCAAAGTCAACTCCTATATTGATTACATAAGCATCTTTGATTTTAACTGAATCTCCTATTACTCTGTACTGGTTAAGGTAGGTTCTAAGATTATTCTTTAATGTATCTGATGTAGCAACTAGGTGTTGATTTATATTATAGGTTAATACATAAAGATCTAAAGTTGTAGGGATTTCACCTACTTCAACATTTTCTACTTTAGTCTTTTCGATATAAGTTTTAGCAATAGTACCGTATTGGGATGGTAGTGATAGGGCTCTTACTAAGTAGTCGTCCGGTGTTACGTTTCTTAGCTGAGTCGGATAGTTTGAAAGTGTATTTTGTCTGATCTCTTCGATTGAGTCTCCGGAAGACCCTCCCTGGGCTGCTAATGGATTAGTTACTGCTAGGGATCTAAAGTATGTATCAGCTGTTACACCGGTAAGGTTGGAATTTTGAAAGTTTATATTTCCAGCTACACTAGTTAAATCGTTAACTGGAACGTTTGCTGTCACTCCTCCTCCGGTTAAGTATCTAACAGTTAGAGTTGTATTAGAGGGTGCAATACCGTATGTATTTGTAAATATAAAGTTTGTAGGGGAGTATGCTGTAGTTAGCTTAGATTGTTCAAAAGGTAATCCTAAACCTATATTATTTGGGTTAGGTGTAATCTCTTCATCGTTTTCATTAGCTGTACCGGCTCCAAATTGTAACTGTAAAGAACCTGAATCTAAGAACCTGGTTACAAAACGTCTCTGTACTTGTTGTAGTTGTAAGACATAAGGTGCATCTGAGCTTTGTCCGGATGGGAAGTTTGCGTTGTTATTTTTCTTTCCTATGTAAACAGTATCTTGTGCTAAATGATCTACTTCATACCATACATTACCGTCTGAATCTGTGATATCTAAGATTCCGATAATATTCTCTCCAGTAAGTGTTCGAGTATCAAATTGAACTGGGTCTGTGAATGAGTAGGTCTGTGTGTTGATTGTAGCAGAAATTGCCTGTCGGCTTTTCTTTAAAAGGTAGCTAGTAGGATTTACTCCAGCAGTCTCGTAGATTGTGATCTCAGTAGGGTCTGTAGAAGAAGATACAGAGAAATCAATACTATCTTGAACTAAAAATTTAGTTCCTGGGGTTCTGGCGGAAGTTAAAACTGCATTCTCTCCAATTAATAAGGTATAATCAAAATCAGGAATATAAACTCCACCGGAAAGTTTAGAAGGTACTTGTTGATAGAGATCAACTGTGGTGGTAGCTACTCCTGTAACTCTAGGTTTATACCCAAACATGTAGGCTAATTCAAATAGATTACTTGTCTGACGGGCGTACTGTAGGTAGGTTTCTTGAATTTGATTATCTAAATAAAACGACATTACATCTCCAACATAGGCAGACATCTCCAAGAACATCATACCTGGTGATGCAGGAGTAAAGTCATTATACGTAGTTGGGAAATACGTCTTAGTATAATTGATGAGATCAGTACGTAATTGTGAAAAATCTCGATTTAAATATTTTATATCTCTATTAACTGCCATTTTATCCTAGGGTAATTTGTATAGTATCACTAAGTTCTCCTACAGAGAATTTAAGTTTTAGATCTAACTGGTTTGTATCTGGGAGGAGGTTTACAGTAATCTCATCAACAGTAACAGTAGGGAAATACTCTGCCACTGCTGCTTGAATGTCTTCCTGTATAGTTGCATCAGTTATATTATCTAATTGTTCAAAAAGATAAGATTGTAAACCAAACCCGAAGGTAGGATTTAGGTACCTTTCTCCTCCTCCTGTTAATAAAAAATTAAGTAGGTTGTTTTTAGTTGCCTCAAAGGTTGTATAAGTTGTCTTAAATACTCCAGGGGTTTGGTAATTAAGGCTTACCCCTACTCCGGTGGAAGGATTAATATCTAACGGATTTATTGTTCTTATAGGGAATGCCATCTATTTACTTATCTTTTCATTAAACCCATTACCTGATCAAGAGATACTTCCCCTGGGGGTAATGCAGATCCTTCACCGGCTGTATTAGCTGATGCTGGAGGTTGGTAACCTGGTCCGGCTCCAAAACCCATAGCGTCAGTTGAAGTCATATTTAAATTTCCGTTTCTTGACTGGGCCATTCCATCTAGTAGAGAAGAGTATTTCTCTCTTACAGAAGGTCCTGCTTGAGTTGGAGCTGCTGCCGGTCTTGCTGCCGGTTGAACATTCTCCGTTACAACTTGTTTAGGTGCACGAACTGCCTCTAGAAGAATCTCTTTCATTTCCTCTTGGATAGCTTCTTTTACAGCTTCTTTGATTAATTTCTTTAGAGCGTCTGATTTCATTATTTATAAATATTTGTTTAAAATGGTTTTAAATTCTGAGAGTCTATTATGAATTTTACTTGGTCTAGTAATACTTGGTCTAAGGTTGTGAATGATAGAGGAGTTTCTACTAAGACTACACCTTAGAGTTCATAGCTATTGCTTTTCTCCTGGTTACTGTACTAGAGAAAGGTTCTTCTCTTATTTCTAAAGTAAACCCTTTGTAGTTTAAAGATCCGGCAAAATCTTCTGTTTGATTTAACTGTTCTAATTCTACAATACTACCCGGTATTGGATCTATAGTTTGTCCACATTTAACAAGTATCTGATCAAGTATTCTTAAAGGTCCTAGTAGTGTTTTAAGAGCTTGAGCAGATATGGAGAGAAACATTAATCCGCTATCAACTGTTGCTTTTGCTTTAGTTAGTCTAGGTTCTCCTAATGCTGAGAATATGATTAGGTCAACTACTGCGGGTATATCAGATAGGGTTGAGGTTACTATACCGGGTACACCGGGGGGTGATGGTATTATTTTAGAGGCTTGAGCGGCTATAGTTCTTATGGATTTTAATAGTTTACTTGCGTTTATTTGACCAGATAGAAAACCACTTAATTGTTTTACAGACTCATTTGTAAGGTTATAAAAACTTCCTAGTTTACCTAACTCTTGGTTTAATAGATTTCTAACCCTAACTGCTTCTTTTAATATATCTATATTAGCACATGCTTGTTCTTGAACAAAAGCTTTAATAGCTTGTTCTCCTTCAGCTTCCAGCTCTCTTAAGTATTTAGAGTTAGGAAGTCCTAAAGATGCTAAAACCTGATCTATAACTCCTAAATTAGCTCCTACAAAGTTGATAGCTTTTTTAACTGTTAACTGGTTTAATTTATCCTGGCCGTAAGGCTGCTGATCCTTAGGTAGTTCTGTATCCGTACTAACAGTTGCAGCTTCTATTGATGTATTTTGGGCTTGCTCTTTTTGTTTTTGACGGGTTCGTCTATCTTGTATAGGCTTATTACGTTCGTCTGTAGGGGTTGTTGTAGGAGGTTCGATTGCTGATGAAAATAAATCAGGACCGGGGGGTGCTAATTCGTTTAGACCTAAAGCATTCCAAGTAA